TTTGCTCTAGTTCCAGTTTCGCAAACCCATCCGCCTGCTGCTTCTTCATCGTCAATGATAAATTCTAAAGAATCTGATGAAGTTGTAGCACTTGCAGCTAATCCACGTAATGGAGATGTTTCAAAAACTTGTGTAATAATTACATTTGATAGCTCTGGACGAACCCAATAGCCACCGCGAGGATCATTATTAACTTGCAAATCTTTTTTCAAAAGATCATCAAATAGATGTTCTTTTTCTTTCGCACTTGCGCCAAAATAAGATTTTTCGATAACTGAAGAAACGTTATATTTTAACACATCTTCTGACATCGCAGCATCATGGCGTAAAAAGCGAGAAAATTCTTCTTTAGCTTTTTTCTCCATAGAAGCATCATCATTAGATTTTGCTTCAGCCATATTTACAATGAGTTTTTCCATTTTTTCTAAAGTCTCAGAAGATTTTTTTTGTTCTTCTTCAATTTTAGAAACTGCTTCATAATTCTTAGTTACATCAGCAGTTATTTTACCAATTTGCTCTTTATCTAAAGAATCAAGTCGGTCTGAGTTTCGATCACAAAGATCTTGAACGGATTTAATGCCACCTAGCACCTTATCCATTTTTTCATTAATTTCAACATGTGTTTCTGTCATGATTTTCACCTTTGAATTTGTTTAAAATGCTTAGCATCTCGTCTAACTTACGATTTGCTTCCGAGTTTATGTCTTTTTTATCAGACTCGCTCCGACTTGGTTTAAACAAGTTGCCTAGACATAAGGCAGCTTTTTTGGTGAAAACTCCTGAATCTCTCAAGATTTTTTCAAATTCTTTTTGCGTTTTAATATGCTCAACATCCTCAATTGTTAGTTTTGATTTTTCAGCAAAAGGACTATCCATATCCATTTTTTTATAATACTTTTCAATGTGGCTAATAACTCTTGCTCTGTCTTCATCAGGCATATCAACGCCACCCCTTGCGCCCCTCATTGCTGCTGCTGCTGCAAATATCGCAGCCGGTATAGCTGTTAATTTACCGCCAATTACATCAGCAAAAGGAAGTTTGTACGCGCCAAAATTATCAGCATTTTCTTCGTCAAACCAAAAAAATGCATTTCTATATAGCTTGCTTGGCTCATCTGCTGAATCAGTTAGTTTTCTAACTCTTTCGTCAGCAGCATCGTTATCCCATTCTCGATCACGACTGGCAATTGGCAAATCGTGATAAACAGTTGCACCTTTAACCTCTGTTATAGTTGCTTTTGCGTTCATCGGCTCGCTTACTACTGATACTTCCCAAAGTTCTAACTCTTTGATAGTTCTAACGTCATTTTTCGGATTATATTCGTAATCTTGAATTGTAAAGCCAATTGATAAATCACTTAACGCCCCTTGCTTCATTAAAGAATAAATTTCTTTACCTAGTTGTGTATCAAGATTTAACTCGCCTTTTACATTCCAATTTTTTCCATCTTTTTCAACTGTCTTAATTGGAATTATACCAATCGGAAGCCCAAAAACATTATGCTGATAAAACAATTTTATCGGTCTTTTTGCTTTTCTATATCTTTTTAAACTATTGTCAAAAGCATCAGGAGCAATAACATCATTTCCGCGGTCTTTGTCTTCAGTAGCCATTGCGCCAGAAAAAACACCAAGTTGCTGGTTTGATTTTTCTTCTCTGCAAATTTCATCTAAAGAAAAAGAAAAAGTTTTATATTCTAAACCTGTTTTTGGAATTTCAAATTCATCTTTTTTTTCTGGCATTTCTTCACCTTAATTTATAAAAAAATAAATGTTTAATTAAAAATGCTATCACAATAAAAAGATAAATAAAATAAACAATAGTTATTAATTTTTTTCTTAAAAGAAATTTTTTATTGAAAAAATAGATATTAAATTTTTATCTTTAATATTTTATCTTATAATTACAATTGAAGTGCATCTACAATTAATAGTATTATCAATTGTTGCTCCAAGACTCATGTCGCCAGGATACATAAGATTTTGACCACCAACCAAATAAGGCTCATCAAAATTTACAATTTGACCATCTGATTCAGCATGAGCTTCGCGTGTAACATTATCTAAAACAGCATTCCATTGTTTTTGTTTTATTTGCTCATGTATTTTTTCACCGTCAACCTCTGATTCGTTGTTATGTAAAGAGTTTATTTCTTCTTGTTTAGTATGTTCCGCTGGATTTTGTGTTTCAGTTATTGAAATTGTATTTGTTCTGCTGCGTAATCTTCTATCTAATTTTAACTTAGCATCTCTTGCAATTCTTTTCGGCTCTATAGTTTTATCAAATCCCTCTTTTATTCTAAATTCGTTTATTGTGTCAGTAATTGCCTGCATGCTGTCCTTATGAGTTGTATCTGAGATTATAGATGCACTATCTACCGATCTTAATTGATTATGTATTTCAATTTTATTTCTCATAGATTTTAAAACAAACTCGTGATTTGCTGGTATTCCGATCTCGTCAACTAGTCTAGTTGTAAATTTATCTGAAACTCTGTTGTAATGATTTAACAAAAGATTCTGTGTATCTTCTTTTAAAATTTCAGGATGAGGCAAAGAACTTGTGCTTGCATAAGTTTTTTCAAATTCTTTTGAATATTGTCTAAACAGATCCTGCATTTCTCGAAATAAAGCTAGTTCAAGTATCAGCTTTGCCCTATAATCTTTTGCAGCATTTCTATCTCTTTCTTTCTGATTTGTATTGATCATGTATCATCTTCTTGATCTATGATTGTCGGTACTAATCCAGCCGGCATGTAAATTTTACCGCCTTCTTGCATTGGATGTTCGCCAAGTTCGGCGCGAATTTGGTTAGTAGTAAATGCATTAGTTTCTTGCAGATTTTTTATGTTATCAATTCTTCTTGCTTCAAGCGCAGGAATATCTTTAATGTTATACCAAATAACAAGATCTTCGCTATTGTCATATTTCGGCATTAAGAATTTTGTTAATGAATCATAAATGCGCTCAAGCCACGGTATAACGCCCTGATCGTAGAAAATATCTATTGAAACGTTCATGTTTGCAAAAGAACTAAATTCACCAGAAATTAAAGGAGGCGGGATTTTTAAATTCTTATAAATGGTAGATTCAACTCCTTTTTTTAATTCTAAGAAATCCATATCTCTATTTGATTGCTGTGATGGCGTAAAATCAAGATTTCCAGCTAAAAATGGTCTTCCGCTATTTTGATCACCTGAAAAATATTCATTGATCTGCGCTCGTAATCTTTCCATTTGCTGATCATCCGGCATTGCACCATCGACTTTAAATACACCGCTTAATGTTGTTCCTCTTTTCAGCAAAGACAAATTGTGTTTTCCTGCTGATATGAATTGCTCTATATCATAATAAATAGAATTTAATATTGAACTTCCAATTACACCAAATTTATGCGAAACAGGATTGAAAGTTTTTAATGGAAATAATTCGCTAAAAATTCCGCTACTCGTGCTTAAATATCTCATCCCTTCGTCAAGATCAGGCGTTCTTTTATAAATTTTTGATTCACTTCCAGTATTAAGAGTATAAGAAGATATTGAGCCGTCACTTGTTTGTCGCGGATAAATCTGCTGAGGATGTCTTATAAATAATTGTGATGGCGGGCTATTTTGATTTAATCCGCTGCCAACAATGTAACTGTTGCCAGTTAATATTAAAAAAGCAAGCAATGAATACATAAAATCAGATCCGCTTATTTCTAAGTTAGGGTTTTTTAATAATTCTATTACTGGGTGATCTTCGACAAATTCTTTATTTTTTTCATCATACACAATAGGATCTATAATTGAAAATGCATAACAAATCCTGTCTATTGCATCAAAAAGAGGGGCGCATCGATCAAAATAACTCACTGCTTGATATGCTGCTAACTGTGTTTCATTTTTATCTAGCAAATAATCGATGAATGATTGATTTCTAAATAAAGGCTGGCATGTGTTTTCTGATGAATAGTTATTTTTAGCTTGCCGTTTTCTGCGCGGGAATAGTTTAAATTTCATTTAATGTGCCTATTATTTCAATAATTAAATTATACAAGTTTACACGCTGAAAGTAATTTTTACAACACAACAAAAAAAGCTTCTGTCATCTTTTGTGTCATATATATAATCGCCATTGTTGTCGAGTCTGTTTGATCATCATGAGCAACGTTTGGAAATTGCACTAACTCATCGATATAATCATTAATCCATTCTTTACCATCTGGTAAATAAATTTTCCCGGCTTCAAACAATGGTGATGCGGTATGCGCTCTAGCTTCTTTTGATTTTGATACATTTATTTCTTTAACCGGCAATCTTCCCTCTCTTTTTAATTCTTGGATTAAAGAAATACCTGATGCTTTGTTCTCAACTATTATTTCATTTGGCTTAAACTTATCATATAAACTTTTTGCTTTAGATTTCATTGCAAAAAATTCCATTCTTTCTAAAAATAAATCAACTAAATAATAACCGTTTTCGCAAATATCCCACGTTGTGCAACAACAATAATCATTGCCTTGTTTATCTGTAAAAGCCATATCCCAAGATTGTATTCTATAAGTTCGTTTTGGCAAAATATGATAATATCTCATCCAGTCTCGATGAATTATCGATCCTGTTTCTGTTTCTGGGTTTTGTTGATATTGTGCGTTATAGTCGCGGCTTCCCATTGATTCTTTTTTTTCTATTATTTTTTCTTCAGTAAATTCTTCAGCCCAAAGTGATTCACCCTCTTTTCTATTATCTTCAAAAATTGAAGTTTTTGCTTTAGTTGTTTCGTCAAATTGCAACGGCATACATAAATATTCAAATCCTAATTTTTTTTTCGATAAAATATGTCCAATCGGATCATCAACATGCAATCTTTGACCGATTATGCAAATTACACCGATTTTGCTAGAAAGATTTAATCTAGTGTGTAATTTACCTATAACTACATTTGCACTTTTTCTTTTAACATCAGAATATGTTTCATTTGAGTCTAGCGCATCATCAACTAAGATAATATCTGCTCGAGTTCCTGTGAACCCGCTCGTAACGCCAAACACGTATCTATATCCTTTTGCTGTCGTTTCATAGTGAGTTTTTCTGTTTTGATCATCAACAATTTGAACTTTATAACCCCAATAGTATTGATACCAATCTGACATTATCAAGTCTCTTGTTCGCTTTGAGTCTCTTGTTGCAAAATCTTTTGAGTGTGAACCAGTCAAAAACCTAACTGATGGATCTTTAGCCCAAACCCAAGCCGGAAAAAACACACATGTTATCAAACTTTTTGCAAATCCGGGCGGGATGCTTATAGCTAAACGATTATTTAATATTCTTCCCTCGTATAATGCCTGCATGTGATTGCACAATATTTTTACAAGCGGGATATCTATTAGCTTATCTTGCACAACATGCTGCCAAGATTCTTTGACAAATAAATAAAAATCATCTTCAAGCTTTACAGAATACAAAGCTTTTTGATAATCTTCATTGTTTTTTAATAATTCCTTAAATTCACTTTTTTTTAGTTTTTTCAGGTTTATCATCGTCAAGATCTAAAAATGTGCGCATATTCTGTTTAATTCCATCCATAGCCTCAGATTGCTGCAATGAATTGAAATTGATATTTTCCGGTATTTTCCCCTCCATCCTCTCGAAAATCATCTTAAGCGCATTAATATCACCGGCAAACCCTTTTTCAACTAATCTTAAGCAAAGCCATTCCCCCAATTGCCGGCATTCTTCCTTGTCTTCAAAAATGCATTTTGCTATATAGTGTTTATTAATTATACATTTTAGTATCGCAGATAGGTTTTTGCTGCCAACCGGTCTGCCGTCCGGATTACCTGATTGACCTTTTCTAAATTGATATTTTTTTAAATGTTCTGCGGTTTTTTTCTTAGTACCTTTCAAGATCGTTTTTTTTGATTTTTTTTTGACCGAAGTCTTTTTTTTTGCGCTACTTACTTTTTTTTTCTCAGCCATATTTCACCTATAGTATATAGTACATCGGTAAATCCCATAGTGACATTACCGCTATGGGATTATTAATTGTATTAAATGATATAATTAAAGAACTTCGAGCTTTTCAAGCATATATTTTTTATATCTTGATTTAAGAGTATTAAGCAAGTCTCTTGACATGCGCAATTCTTTATCAGCATAGCTTCCGCGCCGATAGAAATGAATAATTGATTCTGACAAGCCGAGTATCTCAGATACTAATGATACTTTAACGCTGTAATCACGCATAAACTCTAATAATTCACGCTGTTCAGGAAATTTTGCATTTTCTGCTTTTATCATATATACCTCAATTGTTTAAATTTAGAGTATATTGTGCGTGATTTATTTGTTTATTGAATTGTAGCT